AAAGAACAACGTCAGCACCAACACCAATTTGGCATCCTGCTGTATATCTCATTACTACTCTTACATTTTGTGATCCGTCAATGTCTGACATATCAATAACTTTAACTTCGTTTCTGTCATTCAATAGACCTGTTCCGAAGAATAAGTTAGAGCTTCTTGCAGCGATTGCTTGGTTATCACTAAATCCTGAAGATGGGTAAATCTTAACACCATCAAAGAATAAATTATCTAATGATTGGTTGTTACCTTTGTTATCGTAACCTGCTGCACCTAAACCTGATGCACCGAAACCACCTAAAGCTCTAATATAAGCTCTGTAGATGTTTTGTGATACATAAATGATAAGATCATCAGCTCCGTAAACTGCACTTGGAATAGCATCAACGATTTTACCTAATTCAGTAACTACGTTAGCTGAAGTAACTGTACCTGCTGTTACATCATTAACAGTAGAATCAGCAGTTGCTAATGTTACAAAACCATCGAAGTTACCCTCTCCTGCACTACCACCCCAAATAGAAGATTCAGTTGCACTTGCAACCTCTGCTGCTACTCTTGCGATAACGAAGTCAGAAAATAATGGAGGTAAATTGTCAAAAGCACTAAAGCCCATTTGAGCAGCTTCCCAATCTGCATGTAATTCTTTCTTACAGATTTGTAGGTTTACTTGTAATTCAGTTGGTGTTAATACTTTTTCAGTAAGTGTAAGACCTGAAGTCGTTGAATCGAAATCACAATCAGCACTTCTTACTAAATTTGAGAAAGCCCCTACTTTCATAGCAGCTTTGTACTTAATGTTTGGCAAAATAGTTATCGCAGCATCATCTAAAGTTTTAGCTGTCAATAAACTCGCAGCGATATACTTTCCTGCAAATTCCCCTGCATAACTACTTGCTGTAATTGTTGGATTTGGCATTTTTCTTAATTTTAATTATTGGTTAATTTTTTCATTACTCTATCTAAAGCAGTTTCTTTTCTGTTCTGTCCGAATCTTACTTTAAATTCTTGTTTAGCTTCAGGATTGTGAGCAATAGGCTCTACAGCAGGAGTTTCGCTAAGTTCTTGTTTTACTTGCTCCTCTACTTCAGCCATTTCTTCTTTCACTTCCTTTAACTCATTAATCATACCTTTGATCTCATCAATGGCAGAGTTAAATTCTTCTTTTGATACATAAGCCATTTCTTCTTCTTCAGCCTCTACTTCTTCTTCTTCAGATTCCTCTGCCTCTGCTGACTTAATCTCTCCGATGATTCCCTCCTCGCTTACTACGAGCATTTGACCATCTTCCATTTGATATTCGCCTACAGGTACAGCTACTCTTTCATCTTCAGTAACAATAAAGATTTCGTTTCCTGCTTCAAAAGCCTCAGCTTCTAAAATTGTACCATTATCAAGTTTAGCTTGTGCTAACTCGACTTTCTCTTGAGATTCTTCTAACTGAGTTTCTTCAACTTGAGTTTCCTCTACTTGCTCCTCAATTTTTTCCTCTCCTAAGAAAGTTTTGATTTTGTCTAAGATTTCTGTTGATTTCATATTACTATAACGTGTTAAAATTTATATTTGCATTTTTATTATAAAGAAAGTAAGCCTCCTAATTTTGCTTTACCTTGCGTAAGGCTTTTAAAATTATTTAGTAGTCTTTCTGCTTGTTTTACTTCTGCAAAGCTGTTTGGATCAATACCAAGTTCTTTTGCAGCTTGTCTTAACCTTTGCAATTCTTGATTTATTTGTTTTATTCTTTGCTCTCCATTTTCAGCTTCAGATTGTACTCTATTTCTTAAGGATCTAAAAACCTGAAAATCTCCCTCTAAAGTTTTTATTGAGCCTTCTAAAGATTCAATATAATTTTTTAAATCATCAACTATACCTAACTCTACCTTTTCTGTAGATAGTTCTGTAACTTTTGACACATAATTCATTGCTTTTTTTCTCATAACTTATATTTTACCGATTCCTTGATTTATTATATTACCCTTACAGCACTTTACTGAATAGGTTTCATCTTTACATAAACAACCTCTACGCCCTCCTCTTGGACTTGTCTTACTTGGTGTTTCAAATTTTTTCATCTTCCTTGACCTCTGTATTGTTTTTTATATTTGTTTTGTCCTACACTCGCATTTTTGCTGTGTGGATGTGATTTTTTCTTTGGCTTGACGTAAACACTAATTACTTTTCTTGGCATTACTTAATAGGAATACAATTAGGAACTAATCTTCCGTTTTTTATTTTCATTCCGTATTGCTCATATCCTGCTTGACAAGGTTTCTTTAAGTCAATAAGATCAAGCTCTTTAAGTTTACCCTCTGCCCATCTTTTAGCAGCTTTACCACCCCATAATAAATATGAGATAGTACCACACGCTTTAGAATCTCCCTCATCGTAATATTCTTCTGCTCTACTCAAATAAGAGTACATTCTCTTTATAGTTTCTACACTTATAGGTTTTCCTTGTGCTAATTGTTGCGCTCTTACTTTTCCTACTTGTGTAGCACATTTATTGTTTACTTTTTCGTTTAGCTCTAAGCCTCTCTTAGCGTTGTTTTTTACTCCGTTAGGGTAATCGCTAAATGATTCGAGTTCTTGCCTCTTACCACCCTTTAGGCGCTTGTCTGACTTGATTATAGACCTTATATAAGATAGCATTTCACTTGCTTCTGCTTCTTCTAAGTCAGCAAAGTCATTTATAGGCTCTTTAGGTCTTTCCATTTTGTCTGCAAAGTAACCCTCTATTGAAAAACCTTTGACCTTGCCTGTTTTGACAAAGTTGTTCCATATTTCATCGTTGTTTACCTTAACAGCTCCCATCCAAGTACCTATAGGAACATTCAATCCATACTTACGAGATTTATCATGTACCTCATCTTCTACTAACCAAGATTCTACTAATGTTAGTCCGTTGATCGTGTGTTGGTGTTCTAATGTAGCTTTAGATTGGTTTCCGTTCATTAAATAAAGCTGTGATGCTTTTTCTACTGTGTCTTTTGAGAAATATATGTAATATTCTTCCTCGCCTTTTTTACGATAAATAGGTTTGTTAGGAACAAGTAAAGCACCCATTAAGATACGCTTGTCTTTATCGACCTCAGCAAGTTTTATTTCCTCGCTTTTTAGTGCTATAAAATCTTCTTCTATTGCAGGGTTTTCTACTACAGATATAGCTTCGATTCCTGTTAGCTCATCATCCCCTAAGATTAATTCAACGATTCTCATATATGTATAACGTATTAATTTATTTTTTTGTTTATCCTAAACTTGCACTACTTACAATATTTCTGTCTAACTCTTGTGCTGTGCTTATATCTCCACTAACTACATAAGCTCTTGGGGGTTTTTGACCTCCTAACAATTCTGCTAATTGATTTGTACCACTCGCACCTACTGTGTTAAATTGTGGAGGTACTGATGTTGTAGTAGCTGTTGGAATAGTAGGTGTAACTTCTCCTGTATCTCTTGCACCTAAACTTGCAGGAGGTTTAGGAGATTTAGACCCTGCTATTTGTTTTACGTTAGCTATACCTGCTGATATTACTGCTGCTGCACCAATAAAACCAAATATACCCCCCTGTGCTAATGCTTTGTTTGCACCTGCATAAGTGTCTTGTAGTGCTTGTACTATCGCAATAGCTTTACCAAACTTACTATTAGCTCCTACTATTGATGCTATATTAGATAATGCATTTTTTATGTTAGCAGCTTTTTGTTCTTGTATTCTTTTGTTGTCTGCTAATGATTTTTCTGCAAGGTCTTTTTCGTTTTGCGCTGTTTCTTTTAGTAAATCTTGTCTTTCTCTTTCTAATGAGTTTATGTTTGTAAGTTGCTCTGATCTAAACCCTGCAACTTGTGCTTGTACTCCTGCTAATTCGTTTTCTGCATTAATTAACTCTACTTGTAAAGCTATATTGTCTTTGTTTTTAGCTAACTCTCTTTCTGCTGCATCAACTTTAAGCTGTGCATTTTTTAGCATTTCTTCTTCCTGCTTGTCAAGTATCTCCCCTAATTTTCTGTTAGCTTCAATTCTTTCTTCAATAGTTTTACTTTCATCATCTCTAATTTGTCTTTGTTGCTCTGCTTGTAAATCGTATTTTTCAATTAAACCTTGTTGTAATGCTTCTGCTAATTGTACTTGATTATTAAGTTTAACTGTTTCGGTTGCTGCATCTGTTGTAGATTTCAC